CAGCGTATATACAGAGCAGGTCAAACACAAAAGACTGAAACAATACTTATTCAAGCCAGAGGCACTTGGGAACCTGAGGTATACAAAAAACTCAATACCAAGTTAGGTCGTATGGAAAACTTATTACATATTCTTAAGGAGATATCATGAAAAAATTAAATGATTTATTATCAGAAGTAACTAAAGTAAGAACAGAAATAAAATCTGTACAAGCTGAAGAAAAACTTCTTAAAACACAACAACGCGAGTTGGAAAGTCAAATATCTATTAGAATGCAAGAGCAAGGGCTCGATAAAATTTCTAATGATGTTTGTACAATCTCACTTAAAAATGAGATTGTGCCCACTGTAGAAGATTGGGACGCGTTACATCAACACATTATTGATACAAATCAATTTGAGTTGTTGCAAAAACGTATGTCTGCAACCGCCTACAGAGAACTTATAACTTCTGGTATGGATGTACCGGGTGTTAAAAGTACGGAGCTGACTAGAGTTAACTTTAGATCAGCATAATTATAATTAGATGAAAAAAGGAGAACGTTCGATGTCTAATGATATAAGTATAGTGACAAGTGAGATGCCTGCTCACGTTAAACAAGGCAACAATCTGGGTAATGAAAACATTAACTCAGAACATTTGTCTACTCCACGTTTGAAACAGCTACAGCAGTTATCAAACGAAGTAGATGAAAACCATAGTGAATATATAGACGGCGCTAAAGTTGGCGACTTTATAAACACTGTAACAAAAGAAAGCTACGGTAAAGAACTTTACGTAGTCAACGTACACTTCAGAGAAGAGTATGTTGTATGGGTAAAAAGAGAAAAGGGTGGCGGCTTAGTAGGTACATTTCCTACACAAGCAGAAGCTATTAAGTATCTTGAAGATGGTGGTAACAAGGTTGAAGACCATGAAATCACACAAACTCAAACTCATACTTTGTTAAAAATAGATGAAAAAACAGGTGAAGTATCAGAAATACCTTTCTTGTTTGATTGTGCTTCTTCAAAGCTTAGAGTATCTAGAGAATGGAATACTCAAATTATGAAGTTAGGTGGCGATAGATTTGCTTCTCTTTGGAAGCTTGCTTCGGTATCAACTGCTAACAAAGCTGGACAGAAGTTCATGAACATATCTGTTTCTAATGTGGGTTGGCTAAAAGAAAGTGCTTACGAAGTTGCAAAAAGTTTTTATGAAAAGACTTTTGCTACTAAAACTAAGTAATTACTTTTCGTACGGGTGCGACATATACTGTCGCATCCAAGTACGTATGTTATACTCCTTGAGTGAAAGAAAAGGAGTTCATAAACAAAGTGCATAAACACTTATCTAAAGAAGTTTATCATTGGAAGATTAATGATCCTTACCATGGGGGTGTGCCAGACACTTATTATTCAGGACCTAACGGTAATTGTTGGATCGAATATAAGTATAAAGAAAACTTGCCTATAAAATTTAACTCTAAAATAAAAATTAACTTATCAGAACAACAACGCATTTGGTTAACACGCCAAAAAGAACATAATATATTTACGTACGCAGTATTTGCATCTGGAGATCTTGTGTACGTAATAGAAGATTTTACAGTTAAAGAAATTACTTTAAAAGAATTTAATAAAAAAGCAGTGCCTTTTAAAAATTTTATAAAAGCACTTACAAAACATTGTTTAGGAGACACAAAATGACAGACATGGTCAACTCACCACCCCATTACAACATGGGCGGTATAGAATGCATAGATGCAATAGAAGCTAGTATGACACCAGAAGCCTTTAAAGGTTATTTAAAAGGTAACATACAAAAATATATGTGGCGATATGAGGCTAAAAAAGGCGTAGAAGATCTTAAAAAAGCAGAATGGTACCTAAACAGACTACTTAAAACCTTAAAAAAGACCAAAGTAGTGTAAAAGCCACGGAGACGCTCTCTATTGCATTTTAAGTATTTTTGATATCAGCACAAGGACCATGTGCTTAAAACGCATTACAATAAATACTGTGAGGTCATTTTCTTGGAAATGACCTATTTTTTGATCTATGTTGTAAAACTACATTACTTCGTGAATTATTAGCAGGATTTCCGTCTACATGATGAATATCAATATGACTTCCTTTTCTAACCCTACCTTCTCTTAACATTTGCCTACGTATTTTATTACGTTGAGCACGTCTTTTTTTCTGTGCAGTACTACCTTGGTAGTTATCGTATTCTTTTCTATAATTTCTAGCCATTTATATAGTATACACCTTCAAAGCTTTTGCTTTACCTTTTACTTTAATAGTATCGTGTAAGACTGCAGTTGGTATTTTTTTTGCTGTACGTTCTCCAATTAATATATCTACACCTGCTTCTTTAGTTGCACTCTCTAATCGTGCCGCTGTATTCACAGCATCTCCTATTGCTGAATAGTCAAATCTTGTATTACTCCCCATATTACCAATTACTGCTTCTCCAGTATTTATACCAATACCAATTGCTATAGGTTCGGGTAATTCTTTTTGCAGCGCTTTTATTGCCGTACGCATATCTTGGCCACAGGCGACAGCACGTTTTTCATGTTCATCAATCATTAGGGGGGAATTGAATATGGCCATGCATGCGTCGCCTATGAACTTATCTACCATACCGCCGTGTGCCTGGATGCATGTAACTTGCGCGGTAAGTACTTTATTCATTATTTCAGTCACTTGTTCTGGTTCTAACTTTTCAGATAAATTTGTAAAACCTCTAACGTCAGTAAATAAAAACGTGCAAGTCCTACGTTCTCCTCCTAACTTAAGTAAACTAGGATCTTTTTGCAATCGTGCAACTTGCCTGGGGTCCAGGTAGTGCTCGAATTGTTTTTTAATTAACTGTCGTAGTTTAAACTGTTCATTAAACCTTAAATAGAATTCTTGCACAGATATAAGCACCATTGATACTAAACTGTAACTAACATCTATAAGTATATTAGATGTAATTAAATACCAACCACCGACCGCGGTCATAGATCCAAGGCCCACGATTCCTACAACAGTACCAACTAAACCAAATACACGTACTATAACTATAGCTAATATAAGTACTGTTACTAATATAAGTAATTCATATAATAGCGCAATGCCTGGTATTGCTGGCACATCTACCGTCATGCTTTCAGCTAACGCGGCTTGTATATGGTGGGGGTACAACAACCCAACTGGCGTAGCTATTTGGGGCATTACACCTTTTGCACTCACACCTACAAACACAAACTTATCACGTACATTCATTTCATCCAAAGTAGTGCTCGGAGTATCTATCCAAGATACCCAACGCCTGCCTATTTCATCTACTGGTATTTCTGCATAATCTGGCACAGTAAGTTCTTCAATCTGCCCTTGCTGCCCTTTGATAATGTACGTATCCGCACCTGCAATCATTTTAATAACTTGTATACCAAAAGACGGAGTCCAACCATCTGGTGTCTGAAGTAGTAAAGGTAAACGTCTGACTAAATTATCTACATCGGTACGTGCAACTGCCAGCCCCTGGTAAGTTGAGTTTGCTAGCACGGACACATTCCCTATTACTCCTTGTGAGTCAATACCTTGTATAGGTATACCATCTCCTAATATAACTGTGCCTGTAGTTGGTGCGTAAGAACTGCCTCCTTCAAACGTAGCAATAACACTCGGACCTTGTAATAAAGCATCTGCAAATGCCTCATCTCCACCGAATCTATCTGCTTGTGGAAACGCAACAACCCAACCTACACCCAAAGCTCCTGCATTTAACAAGTCTAATTGTATTCGTGCAAGGTCTTGTCGCGGGTAAGGCCATCCGCCCGCAAGTGCTACATCTTCTTCTGTTATATCTAAAGTTACGAACCAGCCAGATGGATCTGGTGTTTGTACGAATGCGTCAAATGTTTTTAATTTAAGGATTTCTAATGCTTGCCAGTTAAACAACAACGGCATGCATAGTATTGGTATACTAAGTAACGAAATCCATTTCTTCATCCTGACCCCTGTGTAATCCTTATGGTAGAGTCCCCCCCACCGTTTATTAACACTTGTTGTGTTTTACCATCCTGTAATAATATTATAGTATAGCCTTGCGATATGTTTAGGGTCAACTTAGTAGATTGTGTTACTGCTCTTTCTAAAATAATACTTTCATCTTGTTTAAAAGTTGTAATCTGAGTAACTAAATCTTGTCCAAAGTTTGTGCCTTGTAACAATGTACCTGTAGTTAATGCTTGATCTCCTAAAGTATCTAGCTCTTCTATAACTTCTAATAAATCTTCAAAAAAATTAACATCTAAATAATTTATATCAAGCTCACTAAATTCAAGCGAGTCTTCTGCTAGATAATCAAACTCTAAATCCTCAAACTCTAAATAGTCTATGTCTAAAATTGCTCCAGTATTTCCGGACGTTGTGGATGACTCTGTGGATAACTTTGATTCGTCCGGGGGGCTAACAATCAACATATTGTCTATAATGTCTAACGTTAAATCTAATATAACAGGCTTGCTTGGAGCATTTTCAAATACATTAACAGTCGTAGCTTCATAAGGTCTGTTTAAAGTAACCGTACCTGCAGCAGTTGTAACAAGTATTTCGCCACTAGATAAACCATTAGCATCAGGCAATAGGATAATAAGTGAACGTCCAAGTTCGTCCACAGTACACGTAAAATCAGTCCCACGGATTGCAATGTCAGCTGTAGGTGTAGAAAGTTTTATGTTTCTTTTATCAATCTTGCCTAATTTACTGCTTACAAATCTAGCCGTACCGCTAGCAAATGTCATAGCCATTTTACCTTTTGAAGGATCAGGATCGTAAATGTATTCAGTTATGACAAGTTTAGAATGTTCCGTTAGACGTACGATAGAATCGTCCAGGAATGTTATGCCCACACGTCCGTTAGTTGTACGAACGTCATCCATTTGTTGGATGTCAAAATCTAATTCAGCGCCGTAAGGTTGGTCTCTTAAGACGCTAGCAGTCCCTTTTAGTTCAGAAATATCTCCAATATTAACAGCTTGTGCTTGTGCCTTGGTCGTTTTGAATGACGCAAACAGTACCACTATTACCGTTAGATATAATTTTAAGCCAGTCATTGTCTTGGGTACTCAGTTGTTTAATATTAAAAGTTCTGCTGTTACCTGTTTGGTCAAGGTAAAAATATCCGCCTGCATAGCCTGAACCATCAAATGTAACATTGTTAGAATCACCATCTACATCTACATAAGATGTAGCACCATCGTAGTTAATATCAAAATCAAATGTATTACTAGAACCATTTATAATCCAATCTAAGTCTAAATTACCAGTTAAAGCTGCCGTACCTACGTTTAACGTAAAATCATTGCTGTCTCCTGTAGCATCTATATTAAGATTACTACCGTCAGCTCCATAGGTATTAGTAGGGTCTACTTGAATTGTAAAGTCATTACTGTCTCCATCAAACTCAAAAAAACCTGTAAAATTGTCAGCTAAAATATCCCCTAAAAACGTATTAGAACTACCTATTTGATTTATGTCTAAAGTCATAGTAGCGCCATCAAGGTCAAGAGCAGTCATACTACCAGCAGCAGCGTTAAGCCCGCCTATGATATTACCAGAACCAAGTTGTTCTAAGTCTAGGTTTAAAGTAGCACCAGCTTGATCTACGTATATTTCGTTATCAGCCGCGTACAGAGGCGACACAATCAGCATCGCAATCAATAGTTTTGTATTTTTCATGTATACTCCAATAGCCTGCTTCTGTACCCTCCTTAATTATTTGCAGGACTGCTGTTTCTATGGCGGCCCTTAAAGCCAATCCTCCGGACTCGTTTCTTACAACACCACTTTCTATCTCGACTAATTCTGTATTATCAGAAATAAATCGAAAAACATCGTTACTTAATGAGGCACTTAGTATCGTTTTAGTTACCAGTGTCTCTAGTAAAACTTTTCCCGTTGTAACAGATACCAACCTAAGCTGCACTGTTACTGAATCTCTTCTATACGCTTTGGTTGCACCTAAGCCTAAATAACGTGCTCCAGCACCGCCAGACGTAACGTTACTTTCATATCCTATCACACCTCCCTCTATAATTAAACCTGCGAACAAGAGGGCCCCTAGTTCCTTAGCATCATCTTCTTTTTCTCTAGTGCTTCTTATAATTTGGCGTTCTTTAGTTAAGTTATCTAAACCTACCCTTTCAACTACAGTAAAAAACCCCCCGTGTTCAGAACCTGCTTTATGTAAAGCTCTTATTAAATAAGCACTTGGTAATTGGGTTATTGCAGTAGAGAAAGAAGCGTAGCTTGAATTGCTTAATCTTTGGCCTGTTTGGTCTGTAAAACTTGTAGGATAAACTGCAACTACTGGTTTACGTGTTGGCACCCCAATAGAAGAAAGATTAGATACTGCGAGTGTTTCTACCTCTGCTTTTTCTATTTTTTTTATCGGGCCTATATTATTTTCTATGGGGTCAAATACTAAGGACGCACAACTAGAAAGTAAAACTACCGATAGGAATTTGAATAATTGTTTCATTGCCGTCCGAGTCCACCACAGTTAGCGTTATTATACCGTCTACTACACTATAGGTAATTGTATTACCTTCTAACTCAATTGTACCATTATCGCTTGGAGTCTCGCCAAACAAAGCTTCTACAAGTTGTCTAGACAACTGTGCATAAATCCTAGACTCTAAATTACGGACAAATCTAGCAAGGGTTGTGTTCTCTTTGTCTCTTTCTATTTGGTCTTGCAAAGCTTTTAATTCTGCCTTTATAGACATTTTTCTAGTGTGTTCAACATTATCTATTGTTAAATAATGGCTAGAAGTATTCTCTCCACTAAAAGAAGGAGACTTAAATTTATGAGTCATTTGATCTGCTTTTACATTTATAACAAAAATGCCTACAGCTAAAATAGCTCCTATAAACATTATTATTTTTAACATAAGTACTTTGTCTGCTTCTTCTTTTTGCAGTTGTTTTTTAGTCTTTCCTTTGGTCATCTCTATCCGCCTTAGCAATTTTATTGCTATCTATAAGTTGAGGTACGCCAAGAATAGTTTTAATCAAAGTGTCTTGTCTTATGATTTCATTATCTAAACTACGTATTCTGTCTATTAATGCTACTAAAATACCGTGTTGAGAGTCAAGTTTCGTGCCAAGTCTCTCTTCAATTGCTTGTATTTGTCCGGCTACCTTTTCGTCAACTACATCTAGTTTTTGTTCCATACCGTCAACAATACGCATAATTAATTTATAAATAAACCACCCTAGGCCTAGGGCAGCTGCTATAGGAAAACCAACCTCTTGTATTACGGTAACTGCTGATTCCATCAGTCTTGTTTATTGGAGGCCCCAAAATAAAATGATATTACTGCAGATGCTAGGCCACCGAGATAGCCTAAGACCAAATTAATTAGGGCCTCACTGTTCTGTTCTGGTGGTTGGAGAGTTACGAGGAAGATATAACCAAGGAAACCACCAACCATAGCTACACCAATTATTCTAGCAGTCCAGTCTTTACTAAAAGTTTTTCGTGCATCTTGTTTTTCTTGTGTTTCTAGTTTGTACAGATCAACGTCAAGCTCTTTCATCTTTGCTTCAAAGTCTTTTTCTGCTTTCTTTATTTCTAGGAGTTGCTCAGGTGTAGCAGTCGCAATAGCTTTTTCTAATGATGCAGGGTTATTATCTACCCCTAAAATTTTTGATATAACATCTCCTGCCATACCACCTAATGGCCCGCCTAATGCAGTTCCTAATGTTGGAGCAACGCTTCCTATTATATTACCCAGTAACTTCTTCATATTTCCCAAGCTCCAATAGTTTTTGTTTATTTGCTAAATGTTCTGATTCTATGTCGTCTTTGCTTTGTCCTGTGTAGGCAACAGCAAGATAATTGTCAATCATTGCTTGGTTTAGATCTACGTCATCTGCAACGATAACGCCTAGAACTCTACCGAACTTCCCTTTCTTGTCTAGTTTTGTTTGTATTTTTAAATCATCAGCGTGCAAAATAGCATCTGATAAAAACTTTCCTGCTAGTTTACCTCTAGCTTTTTCGTCGAGGTCACGTGTTCGTGATTCTGGTGTATCTATGCCATAGAGTCTGACACGGGACTTATAAACTATATCAAACCCTAAGTCTATTTCGGCATCTACAGTATCTCCGTCTACTACCCGGGTTATTTCACACCTATATTCGTACATTACTTACCAACTGCTTTTTGAGCTTTCTTATGAGCAGCAGTAAATGTGCTACCTTTCATCATAAGATTCTTCATATACTTCATATGTTTAGCAGTGTGGTGTTTTGAATGTCGCTTCATAGTAGCCTCTTGCCTTTT